AAAAGGTCTTGTATTTAATCCAAATTTAATTCGATGCTGGTAGCCATCATTAAATTGAGCAACATTAACTTTTGGTTGTACAGTCTTACGAGCCTGATGACTTGGTTTGATAGAAGGAAAAGTAGCCATTATGAAAGTAAACCTCCTGGTCTTTTTTCTTTAATAAGTTCTGATTGAATTGCTGCTGCTACTAATCTACCTAATTCTTCTCCATTTGGTTCACTACCCTCAACAGATGTTCCAGAAGCATCTATATTTACTGAAATATTTGTTGAACCACCAAGAGCATGATTTGGTGTGATGCCTCCAGAAATACCTGGTGTAAAGACTTCTGGCCCTTTTTCTCCAACAATATAAGATTTTCCACCGCTAACCGAACCACCTTCTGCTCTCTTACCTCCATATCTAGAACCTGCCATCCGATCACCCTTGTTAACACCTAAATCACCTAATAAATTATTTGAAAATGCACTTAAAAACATTCTTTGCAATCCTGTCGCAATCATACTAGCTGCCATATCAAGCAACGCATCAGATATACGATTTGCCATATTAGCAAATGCCTCTGCAACTGACATAGTTCCTTTAACTACACCTTTAAAAGAATCTTCAAAAGAAGAACCTATTGCTTGACTCAAAGTTACTAACCGATATCCAGGATCTTGTAATTGAATTAATTTTTTATCTAATTTTTCTATTTCATCATTAACTGTCTTAAGAGAATCAGTTAAAGAATTTGTTGCTGCAATAATTTGCTTAAATTTTTCTATTTCTTCTGGTTTTGCATCTTCTCCCGTTAATTGCTTAAATTCTTTAAGTTTTTCATTCAATAATTCTCTATCTCTTATGCTTTGACGAGCTAAATACCCTCTGGTTTTATTTATTTCTGCATTTTTCTTTTCTTCTTTATTTAATACTTCCATTGCAAGACTAGCACTCATCATTGAATTACTAAGTTCTATCAAATCTTTTGCATCTGCCCTTACATCTCGTACATTGTCAACACCAAAAATTCTTGACAATCTTAACTGAGCACCAAGATCACCTTCTAATTGTTCATAAGTACTTAAAAAATCTGCTATTTTTTGTGGTTGCATACCTGTTTTTTTCCCAACAGGACTGTAATCTAATTGACTAAAACCATCGTTTTTAAGTACATCTGATAATCTGCGACCTTCTGCACCAGGTAAAATTGCAGCTAAAGTCTTTGTTATTCTTAAACTCTCATTAAGATCCGCTATTATTCCTAAAAATTCCAAACCCATTTTGGATATTAAAGAGGATATTTCCGTAGCATCATCTCCAAACTCCTTAAGATTTCTAGTTGTTTTTTCTCCTAATATGACTGTTGTTTGTCTTACTGCTTCGTCAAAAGCAGCTTGTTTTCCTCTGGCTTTTTCTAATAATTCGATATTTCTACCAACAATTGTATTACTCTCCCCTAAACTCTCGACAATCTTAGTTGTATCTTGACTAAATTTTCCAAATGCTTTCCCTAACTCTCCAACTTTAGCAATAGTTGTATCAACTAATGCTCCAAGTTGAGTACCGACTAGCGATAACGCAAAACCAAACTGCCCACCTAGCAAACCACCACTTGCACCACCAAGAAAACCACCTGCTGCTGCTCCACCACCTTGTCCGAATAACAGAGGGAAAGCTCCACCAATTAATGCACTTGAAGCAACCTGACCTCTAATTCTTCGATCTGCATTAGTTCTACCTCTTGTAAACCCTCTTACACGACCACCAAGACTATTTCGTAACCTTTCCGCTTCATCTACTCTTCTTCTCCTTAACAATGGATCTCTTCTTCGTCTAGCTGGTGTATCTCCTCCCATTAAATTTCGTTGTTTTTTCAACTCCGCATTCATCTCTTTAATTCTTGCAGTTACGTCTTTAAAATCACTTTCGGTATAATCCAAATCCTTTCTTACCATCGTCAAAGTATCTAAATACCTTTCGATAGCATTAACAGTATTAGCAGGAGTAAAATTTAATAATGTTCCTAAATTTGTATTACTAAAACCAGCAATTCCAGGTACATTCCCAGAACTCATTGCACCAAATGTAGAAGCTGTTATTTTTGCACTTTCATTAAATCTTTGTAGAGACTTGACTTGTGCAGAAAAGTTTAATTTAGTAAAGCCCTGAGTAAATAATTCAAATTTATCACTTGTAACACCAGCAGAAGCAGCAACATCTTTCATTCTTGTTGCTAATTCCCTTGTAGATGTAATACCTTTTCTATTTGCAGATTCAGAATTTAATATACTTCTGGTATATTTTTCAAAATTATGTTGAGCAAGTTCCGTAGCTTTAGCTAATTTTTTCCTTGCGTCAATAGCTGCATTAGAAAAAGGACCACCTGTTTTTCTACCATCACCATCTTTACCACCCTTAGTTTTCTTTTCTAATTCAGTTAATTGTTTATTTAAAGATGCAACCTTACGATCAGCAGCAGTTAAATTCTTTTGTAATCTCTTTAATTGTTCGTCTTTTGTCCTGACATTAATATTAATTCCGTACTCTGCTGCCATTTACTCGACCCAATAAATTACCTCTATCTTACCTCCTTCTGGGTTGCATGGCTTGTTTTTTTTGTACTTGTTCTTTATATTTTTCTTCTTCCTCATTTTTTAACTCAAAAAAACCTGCCCATCCTATTAATTCTTCTCTAGTTAAATTTTCTGTAAGTTGTTTTATTGTCATTCCTAACTCTTTAGCTAGAAAAAACATAAAATACCAATCCCTATTAGCTTTTTAATGCTGCTTTCGCTTCCTCCACCTTTAACTCATCTCCAGATGTCATCATTGCCATCTGTATATCTTGTAAAACAGTTGCATTTACTTCTCTTCTTAAAGAAGCTTTATGACCATCTTGAAATAATCTTTTACCATTTTCATCTAATGCTTTTTCAATCATAAGATTTAAAGCAAACTCATTCCCATCATCTCCTGTAGATTTAGCCAAAATTGACTCTCTTTCTGAAATAGTTAAAGGATGCCAATAAATCTCTAATACTATCTTATCTCCATCTTTTAATTCATATTTATATTTTTGGCTTACACCAAATTTGTTTCTGAGGAGTTCAATCGCTTCCATAGTATTCTAATATAATATTTATATTATACTTATATTAGGCATTTGCTGTAAATTGACAAGAAATAATTCCTATAAAATGACTACGATCTTCTATCTGTAACATATTTGGACCGTTTATATCAGCAACTCTTGGAGTACAACTGAAGGTATCACTATAATTAGAAGCATTAACAGAAGTAAGCCCATCAATAACAGATTCACTTATAGCAGATACAACTGATGTTCCTTTGTTTTTTGGAACATAAATATTACATTGAATAACACCAGAATAAAAATCGGAAGAAGCACCTTGATTCTGGAGGGTTGACTGAGTAAAATTCAAACTCATAATTACATATTTCTTGGTTTTTCCAGGAGTTGTAAATGGCACATTATCATTAATAACAGAAACAGTATTATCTGCTGCTACTACTGCATCTGTTACTGCTTTTTCAAAAGCTGCTCTGGCATTAACTAAAGTCATGATTGATCGGGTTCGATGTAACGTAAACTAGATCCAGGTTTTGATTTACCAAATCCACCAGAAGGTTTAGCTCCTATAGAGATTCTAGTTTTTTCTTTCATATTATTTTTAATAATTTTACCTATTCCATTTGTACCTTGTACAAAGTTAGACAGTTTTTTATCTTCTGCACTATAACCAGCATACTTAGCAGTATTACCAACATATATATTTGCATTTATAAATTTATAGTCAGTACCAACAGGAAATCGAGGTTCAATATGAGCTATTTGATTTGATAATTCCCTACGTTTTTCTGTTCTTATCTCTTTACTCTCTGCGGATACAGCATCTAATTGCCTTCTTATACTAGCCCAAGGCTCATAATCATATACTGATTGTGTTTGCAGTATTGGTTTTCTTCTTACTTTCCAACTAGATGCTAAAAAACCAGTATAAACAGGACTTCCTTGTGTTTCTTCGTTCCATTTTTCAGATAATCTTTCATGTATCTCTTTTATTGTCCGTGCAAAACCAGCATCTAACTTTTCTACTAAATCATTAGAAACTTTTTTTCCATTAAATTCTTGTTCTTTAGCCATTAGAACCTCACAAGAATAGTAAACAAGTAAGTCTGTCCACCTTGTTTTGTATCAATACTTGTTATCTGTGCAACTTTAGTAGATCCTGCATAAGTTAATGTGATTTCATCATCTAAATCAGGTTGATTATCTCCAATAAGATCAGGTGTAATATAAATCTTTGCTTGTCTTGTTTCTATATTTCCATCTTCAGTTGAATTGATAAATTCAATTGGTGCATTAATACTATAATTTGTATCCGTTGTCGTAAAAGCACCTGTACTAGTGTTATAACTTCCAGATGTCTTTTTTGTATAAGTAATACTTGAATCTAAAGAAGATCCTAAATCAGCTACTACTTGTTTTGCTACATCTTTAAATAATGAATCTAGTTGACCTGCCATTATCCTCTAACTACCCTCATTTG